TCTCCGTCTATATTGGCATATCTCTTGCCTTCTATGACAGCTTCTTTGTAATATTGTTTGCTTGCTCCATGCTGTTGTAATATTCCTTGTCTTCTGTAATATTTCTCATATACTCCTTCAATCAGAGCTTCATGGAACATATCAGGAATAACAGGACTTCCTGTCAGGGCAGATAAATCAGTAGGAATATAGACATAGTAAAGTCTTATTTTCGTTGCTCCCGAAGGTAAAGTAGTTAAATCTTCTGAATATTCATCAAAAAATTTTATCTTACCACCCTCAATCCGATAGGTCACTACAGTGGTGTTTTCTACAGTATTAGAATTCATCAATTTAACCCAAACCAATTCCTGAAAATCAGTAGGAAGAGTATATTCAACGGTATTAACCACTACTTCTAAATCACCTTGTTTCTTGAGTATTCTTGTCTTGTAGCAGAAGTCCTTATAGACCCTGTTAACATCGAGCTTAACCAATGTCTCTGTGTATTGAGGAAATACCTCAAGTATCTGCTCCACTATTTGTTTGGTTGTCATACTTCTTCACCTAACCCAGCCACTATTTCAAAAGCATTTGAAGTATATTGAGTCCCACCATATATTAGAACAGCATCCGTATCATTAATATTGTTAGACTGACAACAAAAGAAATTACCAACTGTTGCAAAATTTATTTGAAACAACTGACCTACGAAATTAATGGTCATTCTTGGTCCTAATCCTTCTGTGAGTTCGTTTCCTCTTGTTGTTAATTTGATAAATAAGAATTTAATAGTTACAGGTTCTGCAAGTCCAAGAGCAGAACTAAGAGATACACCGGTATTATTTGTTGGATTATAGGTGCAACCAACAACCCTGTTAGCATTTACACTTATTGGCAATTCTATCGAACTTCCAAATACCTTGTCTATGGTTGAGTGTATTCCCTTAACCTTTTGTGATGTATCCGTGAAAGTTATCTCTTCTATAGGAATAACCTGAATAGAACTTTGTATTGAGAAATTAGCCATTGATGTATCCTTGTATTAATGCCGTCATTTGTGCTTGTAGTGTGGTCAATAAGGCTGTATTAACCTCTATATAGGACTTTACCTTGCCTATTACGGCTGTAATCTTCTGAGTTTCTGTCTGCACTTCTGCTGCATACTTCTGTACTTTAGCAATATACTGTTGTAACTCAAGGTCTGTTTCAGCTTTTTCCTTTGCAAGTTCTGTTGAATACCGTGTAATATCAGCCTGAAACTGAGCATTGGCATTCTGAATGTCTTCGTTGTATTTAGCAAGAGCTGACTGCTGTATCTGTAACTCTGTTGCTGCCTTCTCAAGGTCTTCATCTGTTCTTGTATAAGTACCTGCATTAACCAGACTGAAGTCTGCAACAGGCATATTGAATGTAGGAATTGAAATAGTCATTGCTATTGTCCCCGTAGGAGCCGTAGGAGGCGTTACAGAGGCAAACGACAGTGAAGCCATATCAGAGGTTATCTTCGCAGAAGAACGCTGTAGTAAGCCTGTAATGCACGCATAGAGCACTACTCCATCTTCCAGCTCAGGAGGGAAGTTTGGTATTCCTATATCCGTGTTCAATACTTCGGGATAATTGATTGCATGGAGAATCCCTGATGAGCTTGTTGGATAACTATACACCATATTACCCTTTACAAGATAAGCAGGTGTAAGAGCTGTTGCGTAATGAATGGAAGTGGAATCGGCTACTTGGGTCTCCTTACCGGGAGGGATTAATATGGGGGAATAGCCACCAACTGTCACACCAATGAACTTCCTGTTCCATAAAGCAACGCTACCTCCTGTATATGAAACAGTCTGTGCGTATGAAAGGAGTTTCTGAGCAGGTATCTGTATCAAGACAAATTTGGCTCCTGATGTAAGCCATATATCCAAGTTACCTGTACTGTCACCAGTACCTATGATTGCTTCTATTCGTGCTTTGAATGTTGCCATGATTTCCTGAATAATAGGGGAGGTTTACACCTCCCCATTAAGGTTTGTTACTTTACCGAGTAGTAAAACTTAAGTTTACCACTTGTGCCCACATTTACTACCGTGGTAGCTTTGTTAAAGCATACCCTGTAGTATGGAGCCTGTGCACTTGACAGGTCTATTTGAGCAACCTGAAGATTGGTATTATCAACTACCGCAAGAGTAGCTTTGCCAAGTTCAACCCAGTTAGTACCATCAAATGAACCCTCAACAGAAATTGTTGGAGTTACAGTACCTGCGAAAGCAACGGTAGGCTGTACGCCTACAAGCACCTTCTTGGCTGCAAGGTCTTCTGTAATACGGTAAGAAACCATATTATCGGCAGTAGAAGCATTAGCTCCGACTTCATCAGACACTCCAACGAGATAACCATTGACCGATGTTTTAGTCCATGTGGTTGCAGCTTTAGTAGCCATCTGTTACCTCCTTATACTATCTTAAAGAGTTTATGTGACTCTATCAGCGTAGCACCGATACCTTCATATGAGTAATACTCATCTTTCTGGTAGAGTGGGTTGTTGTCCTGAACGATGTTCTGGAAGTACTGATGTGGCTCATAAACAGCGTGGAAAATGTTTGACTTGTCAACGATGATACCATAACCATTGTAAGGCGAACGCGTCAGAACAGGTGTCGGTACAAGCTGAATGATACCATGAGGAGTCTCAAGAATTCTGTAGTTAAATCCAAGAGTGTCTCTCTTCATATCAGACAATTTAACCTGCCATCCTGATTTGCCTGCAATACCGGTAGTACCTTCGAGCTTTGACCAGAACGAAAGCATCTTTGCCGAAGCAAACATGGTCTTTACGCCATCCTCGGGATAGTACTGGAATACCTTTTCCATGTCATCCACAAACTGTGAATACTTGTAGGTAGCCTGAGCAATCGAGAAGATATTCTGGTTATCGTTGGTTGCATCGGAAGAACCATACTTCATAATCATTTCCATGATACCTGTTGTGGTTCTGATAGGCTCACCGTTGGCATCGGTTCTGAACTTGTCACCGGGGAATGCAGTACCATCCATACCATTTCCAAGAAGTGAACCACCAAAAATCATGGCTCTTTCTTTCTGGATTTTGTGCTCCTGAGACTTCTGCTTACGAAGCCTGATAAGCTCATCAGCCTCTCCTCTAAGAACAGCGTTCTTAAGAGTGTTGGTCACTCTGAGAGGAGTTCTGAATATCTGGCACTGACCATATACAAGCGACAGGTCATCAGCCCAAGGCTCGGGAGATGAGCTACCTTTACCATGTGCATTACCAATAACCACAAACCATTCAGTTCCTGTAAGAGTATAGGCAGAACCGTTGTAGGTTGAGATACACTTTACACCAATTTCGGTAGCCGAGGTAAACGCTGTTACAACACCGATTGCTTTTCTTTCACCGGCAGGTTTCGAACCATCCGCAGTATGTACCGCGAACTGAAGTCCTACAAGAGCTGCTGTTGCAGCAGTGCCGAGACCGATGAAGTTGCTTGTTGAAGCAGTCGGAAGAGTGATTGTAACCTGTGAGTTTGATGCAGGGTCAAGAGCAGATGTCTCAGACCCATCAATGAGAAATCTCTGGTCCTGCCATGGATTCCTGTGTTCGAACATTTTGAAGATAGGGTCAGTAAGGTCCGTCTTCTGATTCATGTTGGCTACGAGGGTAAGAAACGGTGCAGGGTCAGTCCACAGCTCTTTAACAGGCTCGTTGCCAAGGTAAAATTGCCTTCTATCGGTAAACAGGATACCTGAATTAACTGTAACACCAGAAGTGCTTGCGGTTAATCCGGTTTGACCGTGAATACCTTTATCTATATTTGGCATGTTAACTCCTTAACATATTGAGAAATTGTTTGTTTGGGTCTCCACCCTCAACTGATTGAGAGACTCCTCCACCTACAAACGCAGGATAAGGCATTCTCTGTTTCTGAGGAGTGGGAGCAGGTTGTTGAGTCTGACCCTTCATGTATCTCCAATATCCCACAAGACCATCAAGAGTAATAGCCGAATCATCTGCCATCTCACGGATAAATACTTGAGCCTCTTGAGGAGAGAATCCTTTCTGAGTGGTTAATATGGAGTAAGTATCGCCAAGGAAACGCCTCTGCTGTTCTTGCATCTGCATTTTCTGCTGATATTCCATGGCTAACCTTTCAGCCTTTATGTTCTCTTCTCTCTCAACATTATCCTTGTAGGCAATGTATTCCGCCTGTTTCTCGAGATAATCTTCGAGTGCAACACGATACTTAAAGCTTCCGCTTTGAGGGTCAGTAAAAGCCTCTTCGGGTGAATACCCTTCAGGCTTTACAGGTTTAGGAGGCAACTGTGGAACGGGAGCAGGTTGCTGCACTTCTACAGGCTGTCCTTGCAAAGCTGCTATCACTCTCTGAGCTGCCGTTTGGTCACTCTCGAGTGTCCTAATCAAAGGCATGTAAGGGTCCAACTGATTCTTCAGCTTGTCATACTGAGACTGAAAGTAGGAAGCTCTTACCTGCCAGTTGTCATCAACAGGTTGCTGTGGGACCACAGGCTGTTCGACTGAGTTTGGTGTCTGTTCTACCGCAGGCTGTACTTGCTGATTTTGGACGGGTGTAAGACCAAAATCAAATCCATAGTCACTATCTGCGTTGTTATCTGGAGTGTCCGAATAATCGAAGTCCATGTTATCTTGTATCATTTTCTGATTCCTTTATTTGTAATTTTTACCAGTCAAGAAGAAATCTTGGGTTTGGTGGATAAGGCATTTCTTCTACTCTTCTCGGTGCAGCAGGTGGAACCTGTGGTGTGGTAGGCAGAGAAGGTTTTTCCTTTTTTGGAGCAGATTTTTTCTGTCCTTTTGCATACTCATACTTATAGAGTCCTACAGGCTTTCCGTTCACATACCATGTGAAATTAACTCCTTCAGGTGCACCCAATTCAGCCATTCTTCTGAATGCTGCTGCAAACGTGGGAGCATCAATCTTATACTCGTTGGTCATCTGAGGTATTGCTGCATTTCCTGACTGCGTAGCCTGACTGACCATTCCTCTTCCATTGGGAATGGGAGAAGGTAGCACACCCCTTGTATAAGCCGGGGAAGGCATAGGAAGTCCTGCCTCCATTTCTTCAGCTTGCCTCTGAAGTAAATAATCAGCACCGGGTATTGAAATTTTTGTTGGACTTTCCACAGGAATTCTTGGGTCTTCGGTAATAGCGGAATAGTCTCCTCGCATAAGAGCTGCATACATGGCATCTCTTGGGTCTTGTCCGTACATTATTTTGTTCCTTTCTTCATTTTAGCCTGAGCTAATTTTCTTTCATTAGCGAGTCGTTCTTCCTGCATCAATTCGGAATCCTTCATTCTTGCCTGTGTAACGCTTATTGAAGCTTTTCCTTCAGCTGCTGCCTTATGAAGCTGTGTCTGGAATTTCTGTACTTCGACTCTCTGTTTATTGTGGTAGTTCTCTCTTTCAAGCGTTTGTATATCGCCTTGCAATTTCTGTATCTGTTCGGTAGCCTGTTGCAGTTGACTGGTCAGCTGTGCTATCTGTGAGTGTCTTTCCAGCACACCTTCAATATCAGCAACCTCGGTCTTCTTAAGAACCTCCACTTGGTCTATAATACCCATTTGATATAGATTCTGATAGTACTCAAGCTGTGCCCATCTATTGGACGGTAACATGGAGCCTGATACAACAACAACATCATACTTGCCTACAGTAACATCGTTCAATTTGCCAGTAATGGACCTGCTTACATCATCATACAGAGGCTGATTAATAACCACTTGTCCTTCGACATTATTAGGTCTGAGTATCCTGAACACCCTTGGTTCGGTATAGACCATCTGAATCATCTGAACGACTATCTTGGCGAGCATGTTAAGACTCCCTTCAATATCATCCTTCTTTGACTTGATTCTTCTCTGTCCATATTCATCCAATGCAACAGTACCTTTGTAGGTAGCAGGAGCTTGTCCTGCATCACCCTGCATGAGAGCATAAATACCCAGTATCTCCTGAATATCCCTTCTGCCATCGGCTTCATTCTTATAAAGCTCATTAGGAAGGGCAACAGGAGCAACGACCTGTGGTACACCCAACTCAAAGTCAACCTCGAGTACTGCGGTACCCGCCTTATTAAATTCAGCTTCAAAGTTCTTCTTGTCTATGCTTCCCTTGTTAACCAATATTTTCACATTGGTGGCATTGGCAGCATGAGCTATAATAAGAGATTTTGTCTTGTTGATGTATTCCTGATTGCTTCTAACAACCATCACATCAGACACAGGATAAGGATTTCTCTTAAATCTAAACATAATAGGAACCATTGGGTAATGCTCAAGATTACCCATGATTCCTTCGTAGTAGAGCTTGTTTCCTATGCTTAAGACTCTGAGTATCCTGTCTTGATAAATCCTGTTAATCTGGATGATTTGAGCTTCAACCAACTGCTCCATCGTAACCGGCTGCAACATATGTTGAGAACCCGGAATACCACTTCCATCATCCTCGCCTGATACAGGCATCTGCTGTCCTGACTGTGGGTCTTGAGTATAGAAAAATACCGGTCCGAGCTGTTCAAACATACCCATCCAGTATTCCACTTCCTGTGGATTCGTTACTATTCTCTGACCTTCTCCAGTACTAACCACCATTGCAGGTTCCTGAATAAATTCATTGAACTGCTCTGCATCCATTACCTTTTCCAGATTATCCTGTGGGTAATAGATGTGGATAAAAACTTTCTTCACTTTAGTATAGCGGTCAATTATTCGGTAATGCTTGTGGTATGTATCAAGATAACTTCCTATCTTGGATGCTCTTTGGCTCGCAGGATGGTCATCCAGTGCAGCTTCATTTGCTCCTTCAAAGTCAAAATCAGGATAGAGTCTCTCTATCTCCTCTTTAGCCATTGTCTTGGATATCAGTATGTTGGCTGCATCCCTAAAGAACCTGTCCTTGGCATTAGGGTCAACATACAAATCAAAAGGGTCTATTGACCTTATCAGTATATCTCCCTTGCCAAAGTCAGCATGAGGGTCAATGTAAGCACACATGACTCCCATTCCCTTGACATAGGCATCATTAATAGCCAGTTTAAGCTCTTCATTTCCTTCGGACTGGTCCCATATATACGACATAAGCTCTGAGAAAGCCTTACCTGTCCTTACATCGGAATCTTCTCTTGCCGTGGATGAAAAGCGTGGTTTATTGGTAGTCAGCATGGCTACAGCCTGCTCTACTGCGGGGAGTATAACATTGATTACTACAGGAGCCTGTTTTCTTTTCTTAAGCTCTTCCTCCTGTAGCTTGGTCCATTGATTTCCAAGTGCAAAATCCTCACATTCCTTGGCTTCTTTAGCCCAAGAATCTCTTCCACTTTTGTATTGGTTGAGTAACTCTTCAGATAATTTTGCGGGGTTTACGGATTCTTCCATCAATCTTTCAAATTTGTTGGTATTAAAATAACACTTTCATTTCTATTTGTCAAGAGAGGAGCCAATCTGTAGAGGAAAATATTTCTTCGTCGGGTTCCACAAACCCTTCGGTATGGTATGGAGGATAGACATTCTTAACAGCATAGAAATAGGCATCCAATGTATCATCATGACTTCCTCTCGGGAACAGCAATAGCTCCTCTTCGAACTCTGTCATGTTTTTAGCCAGATAAACCTTATGTTGAGCAAACTCGGGCTGTAATGATTCAAGTCTTGCGGACTTTGAATTTCTGGGAGTTTCCTTAATCTCAAGACCCGGTATATACTGCTTGTTCTTCAGATAGCTCCTGAGCATTTCCTGATACCCTGTGGACTCTATTCTTGTTCTTTGGGGCTTATAGAAAGCATACATCCTTTCTATGCTGTCCGCGACACTCATAGGGTCCATTCTTTTTCTGACATACTGCAAGCAATACCTGTTTAATTCACTGTCTATACCGATAGCAAATATCACCGTATAATCAGCTCTTGACGATGTAGAAGAAGCAGGGTCAACTCCCATAAAGACATTTATGGGTATTACCCTGTCATTAATCCTGACAAAAGAATCATCAGCCTTTCTGAAGTATTCTCCTTCCCAATGCTGGATATAATCCGGTCTGAAGAGCTGGTCTCCATCGCCCACTATCTGGCACTGTCTCTCAGAGTAGAACTTACTCAGCTTTCCTATGGCTTCAAGGTCTTCCTTTTCCTGAAGAAGTCTTTCGACAGGAAGCTTCTCCTCCCATATCGAGGTATAATTGCCATCCTCTTCTATAAGACATTTCTTTCTGATAGTATGCCAGTTAGGAGCTTTAGCAAGTGATTCAACCAGACACAACTGATGAAGTGGAGTGCCAATCAATATAAATCTGCCAATATCATCATCCAATGCAGGATAAGCGCCACCAATAGTCCAATCCAGATTAGCAGACATTGCTTCTGCTGTCTTGGTATTGTTCTCATCTTCAGGGTCATCCATAATGATTAATGTGGGGCGAATGGAATCATAGTTCAAACCTCTTACCGGTTGTCCCATACCTTTAGCCAATATAACATCACCAGTATCCAACACAATCGTATCTTCAGTCCATTTAGTGGCGAGCTGTTGTCCATGATAGCCAAACGCCTGTCTGAATGACTCTGAATACTCCAGTACATTCTTAATGGACATCAATACATTGATAGAGTGCTGTTGTGTTTTAGAGACTATAACCACATTCTTGGCTCTTCCAAGATTCCGTGGTTCAACAAAGATATGATAGAGTGGATATACCATGGCAGCGATAGTAGTCTTCGCGATACCTCTGGGTATAATCATATTAGCCAGTTTAATCTTCTGATTGAGGAGTATTTCCTCTATTTCGAAGTGAACAGGAGCAAAGGGCTTATAAAAAGCATGCTTAAAGAAGACTTTACCAAATAAAAGGAGATTATCCTTGAATTTGCTTTTCATTCCTCACCCTTGTAAGCTCGAGAGACTCTCTTTCTATTTCGTCCTCAATACTTCTATACCCTTTCATGGTCAACTGGTCAGTAACAACCGTCTTTTCGGGGTACATATTCAATAATTTAGCCAATTCCACAGAAGTTTTTAATAATAGAAGCCCATTCTTTGAATTCTTAGCCATATTCATAGACTCCAGAAACCCTTCTTTAACGACAAACTCCTCGGTAACACCGTATTGAGCCAATATTTTAGTCATTTCACTACCAATGGCTTCCATAACCACTTCCTTTTTCATTGTTTTCTTATATGCAAGATAAGGATTCTGTTGATTCTTAAAGAAATTTCTTGCTATTTCCTCTTCTTCTTCCCTTGTAGGAACCTTACCCATCACATAATATCTTGCCATCAGAATAACAAGGGGTCTTAAAGAGTCTCTTGACTTGGTCTTTGTTATAAATCCGTAATACCCTTTCTTATTTTTATAGTTAGGGTTCTTACTTCTTTCCTTAAACAGTACCTTTTCTTTAGGAATACCATTTCTTGTAAAGTAATGTCCAAAAGGAAGGTAATAACACTTACCTTCTTTAGTATCCTTAACCATTCTTACTATACATACATAACCATCGTCAGTAATACAGTATTCATTTTCCTTACATAATAACCAGTGTTTATACTCTATACCTTCTTTCTTAGCTTCTTCTTCAGTATAGACATTAAACTTTCCTAATCTTCTTCTTCTAACTATAAACATATCATACTTTCTTAAGTACTATAGTTGGTCCTGTATTAAGTATAGTAATATAACCTTATTATATATTAGTATCTGCTTTTTTCCGTGGGAGAATTCTATATGTAAAAATAAGGGTCTGTCAAGTCTAATACAACAGGTACTGAATTTTTACCCTCTTCTTTACAGAATTTTTTACAAAAATATTTCTCTGTTCAACCAGTTAATATGGAGAGAAGTACACCAACAGATAGATGTTTCGTTAGAACTTCCTCCATTTACCTCATACATACCCTTATTTCTTCATTAGAGCCTTGCTACAGCCTTTTTACAGCTAAAAGGTACTTTGATATGCCTTCAATGATTATCGTGGCTTAGAGAGGATTTAACCACAGAACAAAAAGTATACCGGAGTAAGCCTGATTACAAAAATTTTAAATACGGTGGGTGTGGGAGATATATACATACCCTACCCCCTTACAATAACGGTGTGTGGGTCTGACTGCCGTTGAAAATTAATTGAAATCAGACCATTAACTTAATGTTGGAGTTTATTATGCAATTCGTGGAACAAGCAATAGTCAGCCCAAAAGAAGTCGTCATCAAGGAAAGAATCGTGAAAATCGACCCAAGAAC